TGTAAAAGAAGGTCTGCAGTTGGTAAATCAAAGAGGTGTTAAGGTGACACCACCACCTGTCATCAACGCAGGGGGAACTTCTAATCTTTCAGATATATTTACAAAGTCAACTCAAGGTAACCCAGACTGGAAAACTAATCTAGAATATGATGTTTATAGGGTGGGTCAAAATGATTCTAAATGGCAGGGGGCAAACACCATAGGAACTGCAATAGGTGGATCTTACGAATTCAAAACATTATCCACATACGATCACATAGAGGCAGAGTTTAGAAATGCTAACAACCTAAGAGAGATCACAAGTCTTATCATAGACTGGACTGGTTTGGAAAATGGATATGATCAATATAGCGTTGACAGAATACACCAACTAGTAATTAAAAGACACAATGAAAATTATACACCTGCTACGGTAAACGCAAGTCCTCTTAGATTTGGATTGCAAACAAACATATATCTCCACCAGAGTGGACTGGTCAAAAAGGTAGTGCCCATATCAAAAGGCACAACCGCACTAAGATTTCCAGAGAGACAAAGTATTATTGAGAAAAGTATCGTAGTAATGTTGAATTGTTCTACAGATGTTACAACCTCAACAAGGCAAAGAGAATCTCTTGATGAAATAATAAAAGCATTTATGAAAGTATTTCCTGGTGGTGAGATATTAGGTATGCGAGATTTGCCTCCAGTGGGTAAAACTCAAGCACCTGGTTTTGATGTCCGAGATTATGTTCTAAGAAAGTTTGGTAAGAACACAACTTACTCTGCAGAAACTATTGATACCATTCCAACTGGTACTGAATTGGCAGATAGAAAACCAAACAATGTTACACCTGTACAACCAGAACATAATAAAATACCAGATATAAATGATGTTGTCACAGAAGCAACTAAGACACCTGTAAACTTTGATGAAGTTGCTAAGACCTACGAAGACGACAATCAGTTTATAGTGGATCAGTTGAGACAAAAGGGACAGTTGCATCAACAAAATCTGGAAGAGACTGGTTCTGGTATATCAGGAACCTTAACTGAAAGAATAGACGCAGACTTAGAGAAACAGTTGTCCACCAACTTAAACAATAAAATAGAAGCATTGAAAGATGGGCAAGTGTATGATCCTCTATCTAATAAATTTGTAAGGCAAATATAATGGCAGACGATTTAGATCCAATAGTTGACACAAAATCAGCATCTCAAGATGATGGTTACGTTGATCCTAAAAACCAATATCCTAAGAGAGAGTATAACGATAAATCATCTGCTAATCTTGCGGCACGTGGTTTGCAGACGAATGAATTGCATATTGGTGGTGGGTATGAAAACTTTTCTTTAGATCTAAAAGACAATGGTGTTTCTCAGTATCCACTAAACCAAGTAAGAGAAACGGAGTCGGGACATATTTCTGAGGTGGATGATACCCCAGAAAATGAAAGACTTCTGTGGATGCATAAAACAAAATCAGGAATAGAGATACGTCCTGATGGAACTGTCATCGTGTCATCTCGCGGTAATGCTATTCATATTACAACTGGAGATCACAAGATGCTGATCAAAGGTGAAGGGAACATAGAGTATCAGGGTAATCTAAAGATGCACGTTACTGGTAACATGGATGTAGAGGTAGGTGGAGATTACAATCTGAGAGTCCATGGCGATAAGCACGAAGAGATCCGTGGTGGTTCGTCCACTACCATTGCCGAGAATAAAATGGAAACAGTCACTGGCGATGCGTCCACATTTGTTGCAGGAACAAACACTGACACATATTTGTCTGACAGAAATCTAATTGTATCAGCAACAAACACAACACGTATCGGTGGGAACCACAATCTTTTTGTTGGCGATATCTCTACAACCACAGCAAAGAACAAGATGACAATGTCATCCGAAAACATGAGTATGATTGCAACAGATCTTACGGCAGTTGGAAACACTGGTGTTCTTGGTGGTGCAAGTGTATTTCACTATGGTCATAATTACTTTGGAACATCTGGAACTTTTACTGCAGGTGTTACATCACCGACTTTCCATGGCGATCTAGATGGGACTGCTACAACTTCAACTGTTACACAATCTCAAACATATGGAGAAGCATCTACTGGATCTGCAGGTTCTATTACTAACACTGCTACCAACACTGATAAGAGAGTCAATACACCAAGTGACCTTGGAGCGAATCAGATTGAAGATCTATTGAAAAATTCAGACATGGGAGTTCGTGATGTTAGGATAGATCCTGGCGATGTGTTGTTCAACACTATCAATAAGTCGAACAATTATAATGGAGTTTCGAAAAAAGCATTGACAACTGAAATGGTTCGTAGTAAGTTGAGAGATCCAAATACATCTCGTAACCAAAAGTTCATTGGACGTTGCATCTCAGAGGGATTGATTGATGCTTCTTGTGTTCAACAGAAACCACAGAAATATGAAATAGGTAGGATACTAAACCAAACAGGAAGTAGTAAATTTCCACAAGGTAAATTGTTAGGTAACGAGGAATCGCAACCAGAAAGAATATCTGTTGAAGGGAATACTGTCACCGTTCAAACACTAATCCCTAATCAAACATATAACCCAGAACAACAATTGGTTCGCTATGGAATAATAAATGGAAAAACAAAACTGGCACAACACATTTCTCTGGCAAAGTTTTTAGGTGGATCTGGAGATCCAGTGACTCTAGAGCATATCACAGATAAAACGGAGAGACTCAAGATAGCAAGAAATCTGTATGCACAAGCAGAATTCATAAACTCTGCACAAGAATATCTTGATAAAAGAAACCGCCATTCACTTCAGGTCGTTGAAGGATTATACAAGAAAGAGGATGGCGAAACACTAGATGTCAATAGTTTAAATTTACTGGCAAGTCGCGGTCAAGTTGTGGTCTATGAAGTAAGAGATAGGAATGGTCAGATAGATTGTAATAAGACATTTGATTTGGCAATGTATTGTAAAGATTATTTAAATTATGATAAAATGATATTAGATTATGATTCATATAATCCAGACCAGTCACTCAATGCACAGATCATTATCCAAATGCCACCAGTATCTGCAAATTGGACGATGAGATATAGAAATTTAATTGAAACAAGATATAATAATTACACTCAAACTAACGGTGAACTTGTAGAAATTTTACCTCGTAGTGCAATTGATGACTTAGGATACATATAAATAGTGTAAATAATTAGAGGTTTTTATGGCACGAGCATATTCTATAGAGGACACTAATCTTAATGCGTCTTTGATATCTAGTCGAAAGATTAATTACAGAGATATCGACTTGTCATTTGCGGCAAAACCTGCAGGTGATTTATTTAAGAAAGTGGATGCCGCCTCAGTGAAACAGGCAGTCAAAAATTTACTGCTAACTAATAGGGGTGAAAAACCTTTTCAACCAGAATTTGGTTCTAACCTTAATGAAGTGCTTTTTAATCTGGATACAGAGTTTGATCCAGACTTTGTGTCAGACCTCATAGCAGAAGCAATAGAAAATTTTGAACCTCGTGCTCTTGTTTTATCCGTAAGTGTATCCACAGACGGAGATAAAAATAGACTAGACGCATCTGTAGAGTTTCAAGTAGTCAACACACAGGAAATCGTGACCACTGAAGTGTCACTAGCGAGGTTAAGATAGATGACCGAAACCGTTATACAATCATCACAGTTAGATTTTGAAAATATAAAATCATCACTGAAAACTTATTTCAAACAAAAATCAGAATTTTCTGACTATGACTTTGAAGCATCTGGTCTAAACAACTTTTTAGATGTATTGGCATACAATACACATATCAACGGTTTGACTGCCAACTTTGCGATCAACGAATCTTTTCTTAATACTGCACAGTTGAGATCTTCTATCGTATCTCATGCAGAATCATTAGGGTATGAAGTTAGATCTATGACCACATCTAAAGCAGTGGTAAACCTCAGTGTAAACTTGGCAGGTGTTGTCGATAGACCTCCTCAAATATCACTAGAAAAGGGGCACACTTTCACATCTTCTATAGATGGGGTGTCTTATACATTTAGAACCCTTGAGTCGTTTTTTGCTAGGGACGATGGAACTGGTAACTATCCATTCAAAACAAATACTGGGTCTGAGGATATTCCTATATTTGAGGGTACAGAGAAAGTAAAAACATTTTTATCTGGAGAGAATGAAGAGAGACAAATTTTCGTTATTCCAGATAGCACAATAGATACTTCTACTGCAACAGTTCAGGTGTTTGATACAGCAACATCCACTAGGTTTGTTACATATACTCCGCTAAAAGAAGCATTACGAATTACAAAAGATAGTAAAGTTTATTCTATTAGAGAAGCACCCAATGGTAACTACGAACTTAACTTTGGTGATGGCGTATCCTTTGGTAAGAAACCAGATCCTGGCAACAAGATCGTTGTAACATATCTTTCAACTAAAGGTTCAGTTGCTGATAATGGAACATCCTTTACATCCAATAGCGACATTACTGTAAAGAATGCTCAGTTTCCGATCATAACAACTGTCAAGACGGAATCTACAGGTGGGGCAAACAAACAGACAATTGAAAGCATAAGACAACTTGCTCCTATTGCATATGCATCTCAAGCAAGATTAGTCACATCTCTTGACTATAAAGGAATGGTTCTCAGTAACTTCCCAGAGGTGACAGACTGTAACGTTTGGTCAGGAGATCAAAACATTCCTCGTGACTACGGTGCCGTTTACGTTTCTCTGAACTTTGCTACTGGTACAGATGATACTGTAAAAGACAGAGTCAAGGCAGACATTATATCTAACTTTACAGATAATTTAGCGGTGGTTTCTATGGAAACAAAGTACGCAGATCCTACGGACATGTTCTTAGAACTTGTCGTTGGGTTTAACTTTGATCCTTCATTGACAGGGTTCTCACTTCCTGCTACCGAGAGTACAGTGTATAACTTTATGATAAATTACTTCAACACCAACTTGAATAAGTTTGACAAGATCTTCAGACGAAGTAATATGCTAACAGAATTAGATGCCCTTGATCCTGCTATTCTTTCTAGTAGATGTGACGTTAAAGTTCAGTTGAGAATTACTCCCACGGTTGGGACAAAACGTTTGTTTGAATTACAATTTCCGATGACGCTACAAGGTGCAGATGACATAACACACATTATATCTTCAACAATATTTGAGTTTGAGGGTGTGGTTGCTCTTATAAGAAATAAATTGTCTTCTACCAGATTACAGATTCAAGACATTGATGGTAATGTTTTACTAGACAATGTTGGCGAATACAATCCAAGTAAAGGCACTGTTACAATAACAGGATTTTCACCACAAGCATTGATTGGTGGTAACGATTTTATCAAGATATCAGCAATACCACTAAATGAAAGTGTGATCAAACCATTACGTAATTATGTTATAAAATTAGATGAATCAGAGACATTTGCTACGGCGGCATTAGACAGACAAGAAACAGGACTAACGGTATCTTAATATGACCCTTCCTTTTGCACAGACTGAAAGAGATTTTGGGAGACATGATGTCAACTTAAAAACTACTATAGTTGATGAATTATTACCAGAACACTTTCGCGATGACTATCCAAGTCTTATAACTTTCCTTGATGCTTATTATGAAAACTTAGATTCGGCAGATAACTTCGGTGGAGTTATTGACGAACTTATGACTATTAGGGATATAGAAGATGCGAAACTAGAAAACTTAAATTTTCTGTTTGACGAACTTGGACTTGGAATATCCCAAGGACAGTTCACAACACCGAGAGAGGTCATAAGAAACTTCGGTAACTTTTTCAGAGTAAAAGGTTCTGAGTATTCTATTGATGGGTTCTTTCGCGCATTCTTCAATGAGACAGTAGAAATCTTTCATCCCAAGGACAGTTTGTTCTATGTGGGTAAATCTCTGGTTGGTACTGAGGAAGCAAAGAAAATACAAGACGGTAGATTATTCCAAGTATTCTCTGTATTGATCAAAGGTCCTATTCCTCTCAATATTTGGGAAGAGATGTACAGAAGGTTTGTGCACCCATCTGGGTTTTACTTGGGTGCGGCAGTTGTTTTAGAAGCAGAACCTGCAATGAATCTCAGCACACTGACTTCTATTCCAGACACAAACCCTCCAATAAATGTTACAGATGTGGCATCAATGTCATACGCGGCAGAGGGAGAAGCAGTTGGTGCACTTTCAATATCTGCCCTTGCACCTCTTGGAGATGGACTTGATTCTGATAAGGTCAATCCAGATGCGATATTGTATTCTCAGAGAGGGTACTACCCAGTTGGTTATGTATCAAACTTACAACCAAATCAGGAGGAGTTTGTGCTAAGAGATAGATATAGTTTATATCGAAGAATTAGTGATTTCAATACTATGACTATAGATAGTGCAGAGCGATACTATAGTAGCATGTATGAGTTTGCAGGATTCCACGCAGACTTCTCAGACTTTGCAGACTCAGCAACAGCATCTGCAATCAGACTATCTTCCACAAGAGATACGTTTGATATTAGAAGATATTTTAGATAGTGATGATAAAACCTTATAAATAAAGGTATTAGTTTTTAGGAAAACAAAATGGTTAGACAAATATTAGATAGAGGCACGACTGGTAACGATGGTACAGGTGATGATCTGTTTACAGGTGCAGGAAAGATAAATGATAACTTTGCAGAATTATATGATAACGTTGCACAAATACATACTATAGTCGGCACAGATTCATCTTCTATTAAACAACTGCAATTGTCAACAGGAGGCATAACCTTTGAAGGTGCAACTGCAGACTCATTTGAAACAGTATTAGGTGTTATTGATCCTACGGCAGATAATACTATCAACCTGCCAGATAGTAGCGGTACAATAGCATTGACAAAGAATATCGATAGTGCAGTCAATAATACTATAAACACCATTGATTCCGATTATGTACAAGAGAGAACGAGAGAAGCAAACATAGATTTTATTCAATTGAGAAACTATACCGTAGCAACTGCACCAGACAGTTCGGAAGTATCACACGGTACACTTATATTTGTAAAAGACGGAAATACAGGTTTGCCTTGCCTCGGAGTATTCGACAGTGACTTAGGAAATTTTCGCAGAATTGAACTAGGTTCATACATTAATACATAGGATATAGAAAATGCCAGCAACCATTACCGACACCCTAAGACAACAGATTGCGAGAGACTTCTTTGACCAGTTCGAGCAACAAACTCACAATTACTATTGTGGGATTGCTAGATCAGAACCATGGGATTCAAATGAAAATGTTCCTACGCCTCTGAACAACCCAGAAACTATATCACAGTTGAGGGATGGTCTTCAAGCAATTAAAAAAGTAAAGTCAACTTCACTAGTTGTTCCTAGAAACAATTGGTCAAATGGTACAGTCTACTCTCAGTATGATGATAGAGCACAGGGATATCCAACACAACCTTACTATGTAAAGAACGAAAATGGGCAAGTGTACGTTTGCCTAGAAGCAGGTAGAAATAGATTAGGTGTTGCACAACCCTCAGTAGTTGAACCAACAGGATCTAACAATGATTCTGTAAGATTGACAGATGGATATGTGTGGAAATTTCTATACACAATTAGTGCGGCACGTCAAGAACAATTCCAATCCTCGAACTTTATGCCTGTACAAAAACAGCATAACACTGACTCCAACTCTACTGGCATTGAGTTGAAGCAAAAAGAAGTTCAGGATGCTACGAAAAAAGGTCAAGTCCTATCAATCATAATCACTGAAGGTGGGACAGGATACACAAGTATTCCAACCGTAACAATTACAGGTAATGGTAATGGTGCTAGAGCAGTAGCAGATATTGACTCAAGCGCAGGTACATTATCAAGGGTAAGAATAGATGACAGTGGACAGTTCTTAGTTCACGGACAGGATTATACTACAGCACTTATCTCCATTGATGGTGGGGGTGGTACTGGTGCGAAAGCACGTGCAGTTCTAGCATTTAGTGATTCTGGTGTAGGTGCTGATGCGAGGGTAGATCTCAAGACAGCATCTATTATGTTCCACACAATGATAGAAGGTAATGACAGTAACTTCTTGCTAGACCAAGACTTTAGACAAGTTGCTCTTATCAAGAACCCTCTAGACTTTGCAGGTTCTAAAATCTCAGCAAACACTGCAGGGGCATTACCATTTATGAGATTGTCAAATACTGTGAATGCATTTACTGCCGATAAAATAATAGAAGGGCAGACAACACTTGCGAAAGCATTCATTGATGACATAGACTCAGACAAGATATTCTATCACCAGACAGAAGAAACAGGTTTCAAAGCATTCCAAGATGGCGAGATTATTGAAGAGACAACAGGTGCAGGGCAGGGTATTATTGACTCGGCACTAATTAATCCAACAGTTGACGCGGCATCTGGAGATATTCTCTACATTGATAACCGAGGTCCTGTACAAAGAACAGCAAACCAAGCAGAAGATATAAAAATTATTCTACAATTCTAAGGGTTGAACAATGGCAACAGTATATACAGATACTTTATTTGAAACAAAATATAAGGATGATTTCAACGATAGTGATGGTTACTATCGTATATTGTTCAATAGTGGTCGCGCATTACAAGCACGTGAACTTACTCAGATGCAAACGATCATCAACAAACAGGTTGAAAGATTTGGTAATAACATCTTCAAAGAAGGTTCTGCAGTAAAACCTGGTGGTCTAGAGATAGACACTACTTATGAATTTGTTAAGTTTGATGGAAGTTCAACATCAACAACAGTTGCCGTTGGCGATATTCTTACAGGTGCAACCTCTGGTATCAAAGCAGAAGTTCTACAAATAGTTGCGGCAGTGAATAGTGATCCTGTTACCATTTATGTTAGATACGTAGATACAACTTCTGTTGCAGGTGCTACAACCACACCTCGATTTACACCAGGCGAAAGTTTAGGATCTGGTCGAGTTGTACAAATCGCAAACACGGATGTGAACCCTGCAGTCGGTATAGGTACTCGTGCTCTTATAGGAGATAGTATTTACTTTACTCAAGGGTTCTTTGTATATACAGAAGCACAAGCGGCAATCATTAGTAAATACTCAGATGCACCTAATGTGGAAGTGGGTTTCAAAATAACCCAAGAAGTAAAAGGTGTTGATGATAATATTCAGTTGTATGATAACCAAGGTGCTACAATCAATACTACAGCACCAGGTGCTGATAGATATTGCATAAAATTAATACTTACAGCAAAGAGTGATTTACTATCAGACGACAACTTTATTCATGTCAATACTGTAAAGAATGGTGCTATCTTTAGTGCTGTGAAATCACAGCAAGATGATATGTTCAACATACCAAGAGATATGATTGCTACACGTATTCATGAAAACTCTGGTGACTATATTGTAAAACCATACAGAATTACTTTTGAGGAAGACTCGTCTGCCAACCACCTACTGCTTAAAGTAAGTGATGGTATTGTGGTTGTTGATGGGTATCGTGCGGCAAGATTTCTTCCCACTGATATACAAGTAGAACGTGCACAAAACGATCATAAGATTGACGGTGAATTTATGCCAGTTGACTATGGTAACTTTGTAGATGTTCTTGGCGACTCTGCAGTAGGGGGTCCTGATATCACAACATTTGCACAACAGACTCTAAAAGATGCTCGTAACTTTGGCGGTTCTTCAATCGGTACTGCACGTGTTCGTGCGGTGCATGAGAATGGTGCTGATCTAAGATATCACTTATTCGATATCAAGATGAATGCAGGTAAATCTTTTAGGGATGCTAGATCCATTGGTACATCTGGTACAAGTTACTTCAACCCTAATCCTATCACCAACAACATTGTCTTAGAAGATCCTCTCAACAATACATTGGTATACGATACCCTAAAAGACAGACCTAAGATAATAGATCCGCAACAGATAGAAGTTCAGATCCTTAGATCAGGAACGTCTGATGGTGCAGGTAACTTCACAGTAAGTATTCCATCTGCATATACATTGACCAATACTAGTGACTGGTTAGTCTTTAGTCCTACTGGCAAGATTGCTACTAGTGGTCTTGGTGGTATTACTGGTGGATCTAACACAACAACCATTACAGGTTTACCAAATAATACTGCAGTAAGTGTTTATGTCTATGGCGTATCATCCACACCAGTTGTTCGTGCTAAAACACTTACCTCAAATGCTACAGTCACAACCACCATTGCAACAGATCCAATAACTGGTGAAAAGTTTCTTAACTTAGGTCAACCAGACATCTTTGAAGTCAAGAGAGTTTCGGTAGGAGACTCTGATGGTGCTGAATTAGATTATAAGTTTGATCTTGACGATGGTCAAAGAGATAACTTCTATGGACTTGGAAGAATGGTTCTAAAGGATGGAGAGACCGCACCTGTCGGAAACGTTTACGTTAAGTTTGATCACTTCAGTCATGGTGCAGGTAACTTCTTTGCAGTAAACTCATATACTGGTGTTGTAGATTATAATAAAATACCAAGTTTTACTAGATCAAATGGAGATATTATAAATCTAAGAGACGCATATGATTTTCGTCCTGTTGTAAATTCGTCAGGAAACTTTGTGGAAGCAAACATATCGTATCTTCCTACACCCACAGATTTTGTAACATCTGACAATACTTATTATCTGGCACGTGCACACAAATTAATAATAGACACAGAAGGTGAACTGGACATCATTCAAAATGTTGATGCATTCGATCCGACTGCACCTGATGCTCCTGCAGGAACTTTACCTCTTTATAACTTTGCATTCTTTCCAAACACATTGGATGAACACGATGTTACAGTTGAAAAGATTGATCACCGTAGATATACTATGGATGATATCAATAAACTCGAAGCAAGGATTGCAAACCTAGAAGAGGTTACATCACTCAATATGCTAGAACTAGCAACTAGCAATTTTGAAGTGCTAGACTCGTCAGGATTAAACAGAACAAAGTCTGGTTTCTTTGTAGATAACTTTACAACGCACATGTTCTCAGATGCTGAAAATGATGCTTACATGGCATCAATAGATCCATCTGAAGGTATCATGCGTCCTATGTTTACAGAGAACAATTTAAGAATGTTGTTTGACTCAGCAACCTCTACTGGTGTTGTACGTAAAGGTGATAACATATATCTAGAACATACTGAAGAAACATTTATGACTCAACCTTTTGCAACACAAGCAACTA